CCTGCAGGGACACCACCAGCTTTTGGACCCACACCAGAAGCACCTGGTGAATCAGAGCCTGCAGCTGGAGGAACTGCTCCAGAAGCAGCACCAGAAACAGCCCCTGAAGCTGGCGGATCTGCGCTGCCAACTTAATAAATAATTAAATGCCTTGTACAGATATCACCCCGATTACAGCTTTTCAAAGCACAAATCTAAATAGTAAGATTTGCTCTTTTAATAGGCTAGGTGAGAGAATTATGAGAGCTCTAGGAGCTCCATTAATAACAGTGGAAATCCACCATGATCAATTGTACGAGAATATAAGCCTAGCATGTGAAATGTTTTCTAAATTTGCAGGCTATACAGAAGAATATCTTGTATTTGATTCTGATCTCTACATAGATAATAAAGGTCTTAAGCTTGACGAGCTCTTTAGTATTACACCTTCATTTAATAAAGTTGTAGACCCTACAGTACCTACCGTCTATGTCGCTAATACTTCAATACCTGGAACTACTTTTTTAGCTTCATCATCTCTATCTGCAACATATGAGAGTGGTATCTTCAAAAATCAAATATTTAAATCTACAGCCTATTCCTCCATAACAAGCTTTAGCTCTGCCCTGAGCTCATCATTTGATACATCTGGCTCAAGAGATTGTAATACTGAAAAATTTGTTAATAGCTTTGATTATGATACAATGGATTACAGAAAAGTTCTTGAGATTGTAGATTTTGAAGAAGGTTCTTCAAGTGGTGTTAATACACTGTTTACTATTGAGCAAACTTTAGCTCAGCAAACATATTTTAGTTATGCAATGGGTAATTATGGTTTTGATCTAATAAGCTGGTATGTTTTAAAGAACTGGTTAAAAGACCGTGAAAAACTTTTAGCACAAAGGAGATATTTTACGTTTGATCAAAGAACACAATATCTTACATTCTACCCACCACCCCGTACTCCCGGTTCAGGATCTCGATTTTATGGTATTATCTCTTGTTATGTAGAGCGCCCTTTGAGAGACATAATTAAAGAACAATGGGTATATCAGTATGCATTAGCGTTATCTAAGATAACAGTTGGTACTATAAGAGGTAAATACCAGGGGACAAATTTATTCGGTGGCGGTACAATAAATGCAGCTATAGCAGAAGACGGTAAAGCTGAAAAAGCTCAACTCGAAGCAACTCTCATGCAACAAGGAGCTGCAGGTTTTGGTGATGCTGCACCACCCATGTTCTTTGTTGGTTAATTATGCTACCTCTTAAAAGAGATGAAAAGTACCGTCAAGGTATTTTTACACCTGTTAATAAATCCAAATACATCGGCAAAGATTTACCTGTTTTTCGCTCTGGTTGGGAATTAAAGTTTTTCAGATGGTGTGATAATAATCCAAATGTACTTGAATGGGCCAGTGAATCAGTTATCATACCTTACGTGAGCAAAGCAGATGGCAAGGTACATAGATACTATACAGATGGTATTGTTGCAATAAGAGAAGGAAATAATATTGTAAAGTATATTATTGAAATAAAACCATCATCACAACTCAGTGTTCCTACCAGCGGTAACAAGAGAAAAAGCACAATAAACTATGAAAATTATAGGTATTTACAGAATATCTCCAAGTGGGAAGCGGCAAAAAAGTGGTGTGATAAAAGAAATATGAAATTCTTAATATTAACAGAAAAAGAGCTAGGTCTTAAAAAATAATGCATTCTTTTAATAAATAATCATATGGCGCTTCGTCTTATAGTGGAGACACCACAAGATAACACAGACTTCGAATATATCTACGAAGAGAAGAATAATAAAGACCAACCAAAACTTTTTATTTCTGGCCCTTACATGATGTGCGAAACAGTTAACAAAAATAAACGCATGTATTCAAAAGAAGACATGTTTAAGGAAGTTGCAAGATACACAAAAGAGATGGTTGAATCAAAGAGAGCCATGGGAGAGCTAAATCACCCAGAATCTGCTGATGTGAACCTTGCTAATGCTTGCCATCTTGTTACAAATCTTAGAATGGAAGGCAATTTTGTATATGGTAAATCACAAGTACTATCCACACCTTCAGGCAAGATAGTTGAATGTCTCATTAAAGACGGTGTGAGTGTTGGCATGTCTTCCAGAGCTCTTGGTGAATTATCAGAAGATAATGGCGTTAATAAAGTAACAAACATGAGACTGATTGCTGTAGATTGTGTTGCCGATCCAAGCTGCCCCAAAGCTTTTGTTAATGGAATTTTAGAGAGTAGACAATATGTATTAAAGACAAACGGCGAACTGGAGGAAATGTATGATGGCTTTGCAAAAAGCATTGCAACTCTTCCCAAGCACGATGTCAATTCATTTCTCAAGGAACAACTACTCAAATTTATAAAAGGATTATAATAAATAAATTTATGAATCAAGAAGTCAATAATGCTCAACCATCATCCGAAGAAACAGCCTTTCTTTCTAATTTTATTAGCAATATTTCTCAAGAAAAATATGCTCAAGCCAATAAATATTTACAGGAACTACTTGACATTAAGCTAAAAGCTAAAATTCAAGCAGCTTCTAAAAAAGAAATTTTTTAATATGGAAAAAACAATAACAGATACACTTAAAGAGGCAACAAAAGATATCCTCACTGAGGATGTTTTAAAAGAAATAGAAACAGCTTTTAATGCTTCAGTGGACCAAAAAGTTAAAATTCATGTAGAAAAAGCTCTCATGGAGCAAGATGAAGATTATAGCAAGAAGCTCGAAAAACTTGTTGAAGCAATTGATACTGATCATACAGCTAAGCTCGACAAAGTTGTAGAAGCTCTTGATGCTGACAGAGCTGAAAAATTAAAACAGGTTGTTAAAAAGTATGAAACCGCTCTTCATACTGAAGCCACTTCCTTTAAAGAAACACTTGTTAATACAATTTCTAGATATCTCGAAAAGTATTTAGATGAAAAGCTTCCTCTTGCTGATATTGAGCAAGCTGTTAAGAACAAAAAAGCTCTTAACATGCTCACTAACTTGAGAGAAGCTCTTGCCGTAGATATGGCCCTCTCTAATGATAGCATTAAAGAAGCTGTAGTGGATGGTAAGAATAAAATCAATGAAGCTGTACAACAGCTTGAAGCCTCAAATAAGAAGGTAAATGAGCTAACAAATGAGCTCAATAAAATGAGAGCAGATCTCGCTCTGGAGAAGGTTGTTCAAGACCTTGATACAGATAAAAAAGTATATATGAAAAAAATGCTTAAAGGTAAATCTGCTGATTTTATTACAGAAAACTTCAAATATACATTGGGGCTTTACGAGAAAACCGAAGAAGAGAGACTAACAGGTCTTAAAGAAGAAGCAGTTAAACAAACTGTTTCTGAAAAAGTAGACAGGCCTGTTATTGCTGAGTCAGTAGTTGAAGAAAATACAGATGAACCTGGATTTAAAAACTACATGACAGAGCTTAGCAAGTACTAATTTCCTTTTCTTGAGGGTAATCCTGAACAGAAAAAATTTAAAGGTCGACATTATCTCTTTGGAGATTTATAATAATTATGGCAAACATACGTCCTTCACAGTCTTACATCAGTGAAGATCGCGCCAAACTATTGATTGAGAAGTGGGGTCCAGTATTGGATTACACCTCAGCCAATGTTAGAGCGATTGAAGATGATCACACTCGTTTGAACACCGCCATCCTCTTGGAAAACCAAGAGAAGTGGTGTTTTGAAGCTAGCAATGTCGCTGGTGGAACCCCCGGAGTTTTCAGCAATAACACAATTAATGCTGGTGGCTACGGAAATCAGATTCCTTCCCAGAATGATAACGCTTATGCTCCTAACGATTCCCGTCTTCCTAAGATCCTCATTCCGATGATTAGACGTACCTTCCCAGAGTTGATCACTAACGAAATCGTTGGTGTACAGCCTATGAGTGGTCCAGTCGGTCTAGCCTTCGCCCTCCGCTACAAGTATGAGAGCGATGCACTAGGCTATCCAGGTACTGCTGGTGGTCCTGATGGCTCCTTAACAGCCGATCAGGTCTTCAGCAATCCTCAGGTTAATTCCGACGGAAACGAACTTGGATATCAGTATCTAGATACTAGATACACTGGTACCTCTTCCGGCATGCTCTCTGGTAATGCTACTTACTTCCCAATGGTTGATCAAGATAAGGGTGTTGCTCAGTTACTCGCTAACTTCGAGTTAACAAGCAAGATTCCTCAGATTGTTGTCAGCTTTGAGAAGACAGCAGTTGAAGCCGGTACACGTAGATTAGCTGCTCGTTGGTCTGTTGAACTCGAGCAGGACTTGAAGAACATGAACGGTATTGATATCGACACTGAGCTCACAAACGCAATGTCTTATGAGCTACAGGCCGAAATCGATCGTGAAATGATCATCAGAATGATCCAGACAGCTCTAAATGGCGGGTTTAACCGCGGTTTCTCTGTTTGGTCTCCTGCTTCCGCAGACGGCCGCTGGCTAGTTGAACGTAACCGTGACTTCTATCAGAGGCTCATCGTCGAGGCTAACCGTATTGCAGTACGCAATCGCCGTGGTTCCGCTAACTTTATCGTTGCGACACCTCGCGTTTGTGCTATCTTGGAAATGCTCCCTGAATTCCAGTGGGCACCAGTCCAGGGTAACGTCAATACACAGCCCGTTGGGGTCGCTAAGGTTGGTTCACTTGGTGGTAGGTTCAATGTTTACCGTGACACACGTACAGAAGCTCAGTTTGAGCTTGCACAGGGTGGTAACTATAGCGGTTCAACTGGAAATAACTTCGGTGCTTCCAACTACCGTCAACAGCGTCTCGAATATGCTCTCTTGGGTTACAAGGGACCAGAATTCTATGACACTGGTATCATCTACTGTCCGTACATCCCTGTCATGGTACAAAGAACAATTGGACCCAATGATTTCGCTCCCCGTGTTGGTCTCTTGACCCGCTACGGTGTTGTCGATAACATCTTTGGTGCTAACCTCTACTATCACGTCATCATCCTACAGGGTCTTGGCACTGCTTTCCTACCTGGTCAGCAGTCTGTTTACTTCTAAAAAAAGTAAATCGGGATAACAAAAGAAAAACATTTCACCTAGTACGTCCTAGGATAGTTAAAAAAGGGCCTCTTGCGGGGCCCTTTTTTTTGTTTTTTTTATAATTTATAACCACAAAAAATATAAATATATGTATATGGCAAGCATACTAACATCAGCAGTAACGTCAGGTCAAGTAACTTCTACAGCTAGTAGTCAATTAACAACATTTACGTTTAGACTACCTATTTCAGGTTCTGTTGATGGTGGGTTTCCTGCCAATGTCCTTTCAGGAAGCAGCACACTTTTTAGCGGGTCTGTTGAAGCAACACTATCTGGATACAGAAGTTCACTTGTTACAGCAACTTCTATGCTTTTAACTTTATCAGGTAAAGACGGCTTGAATACATATGGTGGTTATGTAACTGATGGTACATATTATCCAAGCAATTCCTCCATAACAGCAACCCTACAAATCTATGGTGGTAGTTTTCAAAATACTGTTATAAGTGTATCTGCAAACCCTGTTGCAACCAAGCTGAATAATAATTCAGTAACATCAGTAATTGATGTGCCTAATAAATATACACCAGGTGCCGTAAGCCCTGACCCTGGGACAAGCAATTACATTAGAACAGTTAGTAACTTCTTAAGGCTCTGGAATTTAAACGGCTAATTACTGTCTAACAGTTTTAGTAAAGTACTTCCACTTGTCCCACATAGCACTATTCTGCTTTAAAAGCTCCTGACTATTAGTTCTAATAGGATTAATATCAATACCACCACGCCTAACATATAGGCAAGATACCATGAGCTCTTCAGGTTTAGCTAAATCGTATAAACGCTTGTAAATAGTTTCACAAATTTCTTCATGGAAATGACATTCATCTCTAAATGAGACAATGTATTGTAATAAAGAGGTTGGATTAAGTTGATAAGGTCCTTTGTAGTGAATATAAACATCCCCCCAGTCTGGTTGAGATGTGACCCTGCAATTACTTTTTAATAGTGCTGAATGAAAGCGTTGTACTTTATTGGAGTCATCTTTAGTCCAGCCAAGGAGAGAAGGATCTTCTTTGTACCCTCTCGACTTAATCGAGGTAACATCAATGTTGTTTTCAAGTGTAGGATATAAGCTAGTAGAAAATAAAGGTGGGTAATACAACGTATCATCAATAGCTTTTGTAAGCCTGACACAAACTTTAACTTCTGTCTCTAATAATTTAGATAAGTCAGCCTCCATTACAGCTTCCAATTGTTGCAATACATTAATAATATTACCTTGATATGTCTCCATATTAAACGAATTCATGTAGAGCTTGATAGACTTTGACTCAACAATATATTTGTTTGTAGCAGGATAAATAACCTTAGCAATAGCAGCAATAGGCATTCCTTCATTCGTCAAGCAAGACACTTCATAAGCATTCCACACATCATAACCATAGAAGGGAGGGTTTTCATCGCTAATACCTAAATGCTTTCTGTTATTAGCTCTAGGCTCACGAACCAAGAGTGTGGGGTCATAGGTGCACTTATACCCTGTTATTTTACCAAGATGCTTTGATATATTACTGTTATCTAATTCCGTGTTCATTAAGTTTTATTTTAATTGCTTCCATGCGTTCTTCCACTGTTCCTTTTAAAATAGTTACCTTTCCTTTTAATCTTTCATCTGACAACCAGAAATTCTCATACAAATCAATAATTGCATCTCTAAATTCTTTATTAACACTTCTCTCACCATCATCAACTAGCGGAACATCATGAGGGCTTGGATAGAAAATATGATCATACTTTTTAATATAATTTGTATAATACAGTAAACCCAAACTATTAGATACAGGAAAATCATTTAACTTATCTCTAGCAAAATAACTTGTATATACCATTCCATCCATCAAGCAGCGATCATGCAATATGCCTTGAAAGTTAAATCCTTTGTAATTATAAAACAAATTTTCAAATTCTTTATTTAGAATTAATGTCTGCGTAACATCATTTGCACCCTCTTCATTTATGTCACAATTATGCCAACGTTTAATTAGTCTAGTGACTTCATCTATGTAAAAAAGCTTTGAACCATAGTATTCTTTACACATCTTTAGCAGAGTAGTCTTGCCTGAACATTGTGGACCAGTAAAAGTAAATATCATTTGCCCCACTTACCATTATATACTATTTCTGCAATAATGCCATATACTGCTGAATCCCTAAATGCATCCATAACTGGTTCATTTGCAGAGTTCATTGCTTTTTTCTTTAGCACCAAATTAATTAAACGCTGAATTTTATCATTGAGTCGCACCACTATGGCAGATATAGCAGCAAATCTATCTTCTTGCTTTACTAAATCAGACCCAAGAGAAATATTACCTGGACCATAATCAAACTGTTTCTTGCAAAATGTTTCATACAGCTCAGCTTGTATTTTTTGAAACTCCTTACATGTTTCAGGAAAATTCTTTTCTACATATTTAACAATATCGTCTTTATTCATAATCTTACCCCGTAAGCCACTTTACTTAAATTTAAAGCACCGAGATTGCAACCACCAGCGTAGCTAATTGCACTCTGTAAGTCTTGCTTTATCTCTTCCATTTTCTCCAGGTATGTAAAAGTATCTGTATCCATAAGCTTCATTGTACCTTCAATATTTTTCTTTTCAATCTTATTGTGCACACTAGCAGATCCGAAGTACTGTTTATAGCGTCGACCGTTTGCATCTTTTACAAGAGGTGCAGGGCTATCAGAACAAGCAGCAAATATAGATCCACACATCACCATACTGGCCCCTGCAACAATAGCTTTCGCAATATCACCATTACAACGCACTCCCCCGTCAGCAATAACCGGTATATCTCTGTCCTTAGCGCACTCCATAATACAACTAAACATAGGATATGTAAACCCTGTCTTGTCTTTTGTAGTACAAGCATAACCACCACCAATTCCAACCTTCACAGCATCTGCACCAACACTATGTAAATACTCCACACCCTGAAATGTTGCTACATTGCCAGCAATAATCCTAGCAGCTGGCAATACTTGTCTAATGTGCGCAATTTGATCTGCTACTTTGGAATGGTGACCGTGTGCAACATCAATAGTTATAAAATCTACTCTCATCATACTCTGTGAAATAGTAGTAATAAAATTTTGATCTTTCTGCTGAATACCAACACTCATGGATATAGTATTAAATTTTTGTGAATTAGCATATCGTACAAAATGCTGTATATCTTCATCGAACCTATGCATAATATAAAAATAACCATGTTTATCTAATAGCTTACAAGTATCTGCATCAACACAGCATTTCATATTAGCAGGCACTACAGGAAGCTTAAATTCATGCCCACAAAACATTACACTTGAATCTATTTCAGATCTAGATTGAATAGAATTAAAATTTGGCTTGAGAAAAACATTCTCATAGTGTAACGATATATCCATATTAACGTTCTAGGATTTTATAAGCTGTAAAGAAACTTCTCCAGAGATCAAGTGCTGTATCACGCAAAGCACCATAAACACCATCAAGGTTCATGCCCTCAATACTCACTCCTTGGCTCATCAATACTTCACCCTCATCAATACCAGGTATAACTCTATGTATTACACACCCCGCCAACTTATACCCGTCGGTAAAAGCTCTCTCTTGTGGATTAAACCCCTTCAATGCAGGAAATCTATCAATCAACCCAGGGTGTAAATTATACATTTCATAGTTTTCACAAATTTCCTTAGGTATAATTCTTAAATATCCATGCAAGGTGATGACTGGGTTCTTAAAGTTTTTTAGAGTCTTCTTATAATCCTCCACTGTCGGCTTCTGTGGTAATTGTATCCAAATATTTTCATTAAGCTTCTGAGATCTAAACTTAGTTGTTTCAAATAGACCAACATTAGTAGTTTTATGATTTTGTTTATTTGTTACGATACAATCAGGATATATACCAAGCACTTTACTAAGATCATATATCTCAGTACCAGTTTGTGAGAAAAAAGTCACCCAAGGTCTCATCTACGTATAATTTTCTTGAACATTTTAGTATTATGCTCTACTAAATCAAGTTGATCAGATGTAAAAACATGTTCAATTAAGTCAGCTAATTTAGTTGATGGTTTGGTCTGCAGACCATAATCTGCATCATACTTTAATCCATGAATAGCAGCAACAATGGGATTGCTGGTATCACAACTAACAATATTCCAAATATTTCTATCCACATAATATCTAAACTCCTTTGCTAATGAACATCCCAGTAAGTGATGAGGTTTGTTCCAATTCCATACTCCAGTATTTATAAGGTCGTTAATAAAACGCTGACGTCCAGAGCACCATTTTTCAAGATGCGACTTGCCTTCACCTGTGATCTGATAATAACTGAAATCAAAACTGATTGCAATCATATCAGCATTATCTGACATAAACTTGTAACATTCTTTGAGTTCATGCCAATTCTTTCCTTGCACAGCCCCTATAGCCTTTGTAATACACACTTCCTTTACTGCATCTATCCTACCACTCTGCCATTTCTTGAAGCTGTCTACTGTAGCTGAACTATCTTCCAGTACATCCGGTACGATGAACATGTTTGGCTGCAGATCAATAGCTGCTTGTAAAAATTTATCTGAATCAAATGCTTTGCCCAATTCAAAAATAGAGTTATCTAAAAGCACTTCTCTGTTATAGACATGTCTTGAATTTTTATAAAATTTATAATATTCAGGATATTTATCAAACAAATGCACCAATGCATAGTCAAAGTCGTTGTAATTAAAGTCTTTAAATCTTAATGTATCATTGAGTAGAGATATAGGTGTTTCATGTGATACTTTCATTAGCATATATAAATTATACTATTAAATAATATTAATTCAACATGAAAGAATCCAGTTATTATGGAAACTACTTGGGTATTGTTATACAAAACAATGATCCGCTAAAAAGAGGCCGAGTAAAAGTATTTGTACCTCATGTTTCTCCATCTATTTATTCTGGTTGGAATGAAATAAAGAGAGACAAGAGATTTAAGTTTGTCGGGAAAAACTTAAACTCTGACTTAACAGACATTTTAGATGATTTAAAAAAAATAATGCCTTGGGCTGAATGTGCCAGCCCTCTTGTAGGTGAAAACACAAGTGGCAGATTTAATGCATCTATAGCAGCTGGCAGCATAAGTGATGCATCTAAGAAGACAAAATTTCTCTCTAATACTACAAATACTAATATCAACCAATCAACACTTACAAAATATTCTCAAAACTACGATGACATTGGTGAGAAGCCTGGTAATGTATTTGATATAAATTATTTTAAATTAAAAGATGCATTTAATAATCCAGATGAAACAAGTGTTAATAATGTAAACAAATTTAGTTATAACTACACACCAGACATCTACAGCAACAGTGCTAAAGGTTCTTTCGCCATACCATGTGTTGGTGCCCACCTCTGGGTATTTTTTGTTGCAGGTGACCCTCTCAAGCCTGTTTATTTTGCATCTTCTTTTGGTGAAGCAGACTGGAGTAGTATATACAGTGCAGGGTCTGCAGTAGATGTTGATGGCAATAAAACACGTTGTGATTCAGGAGTAGATTACCCAGGCGATTTTGAAAATAAACGATCAACTGAAACTGACCCACCTTTAGATGCAGAAACCTATAGAAACAAATACATCATAAATCAAAAAGGCGGTACCCTAGCCTTTGTCAATACTGACAATAAAGAAGCAGTTAAACTGTCTCATTATTCTGGATCTTTCAAAGAATTAAACAATTTCACAAATATTGAACTTGCAACTAAGAATGATCAAAAGCTAGTATTGGAAGATTTGTTTCTCACAGTACAGGGAGATAGAAATGAATACACAGGACGCGACTACGACTTAAACACTGTAGGCAATTTTTATAAAAAAATAGGCAAAATAGATGGTACACTTGCTTCACAGTGGAAGGGAATAGTAAGAGAATTAGCTGACGTTAAACAATTATTTGATACTAAGAGAGCAGATAGATTTAAAAACAATTTGCTTAAATTCTCATCCACAAAACAAAATAAAGTAGGCACCCCAGTTGCATGCCCTGTTTGTAGAGGAAGCGCAGATACATATTTTATATATAATATCTCTTATAATAACTCGTTCAATAATATTATTAAAACATCTTTCAGTGATGCAGGTGGTGATTATGCATATGGTCAAACAAATCTTTTTGATAAGTCATTAAAATATGTAGGTGTTGCAGGTACGCCTGTTAACACACAACCAGTCACTCAATTGGGTGGAGCAGTAGATGGTAGTAATTTCAACTCAACCCCAAGCAGTTTTTTAGGACGAACGCCTTGCCCGGCATGTGGTGGTAGAGGAACTTCGCCGTCATCACAAGATGGTAACTGGAGTAAAGAAACTAAAGAAGAACTCATAAATCAATTTTTTAACAACAACATTGCACGACTATCTGAAATAGAAAAACAATTAGGATTAGGGGGCAACGAAATTATAGAAATATCAAAACACAAGTTTGAAACCATTGGTACTATAATGAACGATTTTGGTTCCATACGCATAGATGATAAAGGCAAAATGGAACCTTCAGAAGTTGTTATTGCTGAATATGGTACATTTTTGAACAGAAAACCTACACCTGTGCACGAATATGTGCATGTAACAGATCTTCCCGGAGGCAATTATACACTCAATGTAAGTAATCGATATAATTTGCTTGTAGGCGCTGGTGGTGTTAATATAAAAAGCTTTGGTCTGGTTAATATTTCAGGTACAATTACCAATGTAGCTGGTGAGCAAGTAAATGTAGGCTCAGAGAATGAAATTAATATTGATGGTGGAAAGCGGGTTTCTATTACCGGCGATGTTGTATCAATACGTCAAAGAGATAAGCGTCAAGTATTAATTGATAGCTCTCTAGGTGTATCTAAAAACTCAATTGTGTTGGGTGGTGGTTATTTTGAAGGCGAACTACACGTACAGCATGTTACAGCTCCAATGGAAATACAAAATACAAACAAGACGCTTTGCTATGGTGCAGCTACAACTGATCCTTCCAATAGCAATGGCAAGGTGATTGGTTATGGCATACCACTTTCTAACTTCCCTATCAAGAACCCACTAGGCTCAGGCTGGATGCCTAATCCAGTACCTGGGGTTGTAGGTCCACCTTATATAGGATATACTGATGCACTGGTACCTTGTGGACGTCTTCCACTCGGATTACCCATAGGGTTTATACCTGGTGGAATAACTATAGGGTATATTGCCCCAGGAACACCTCTTGGAGCAAATTCTGCAGGACCCGTTGTTGCTGCAGGACCTATACCTGTTCTTGCATCACAGGTGGGCGCACCAGCTCCTGGCCCAGGAGCAGGAGACGTAAAGGTATTTGCATCCAGTACTGGAAATACATTAGGTTTTGATACAACAGTATTAGGATCCGGCTTTGGCTCCTTTCTGACAACAGGCCCTGTGGGTGGCACAGGAATTCCCGGTGTAGGTTGTATTAAAGGATCTGATGCAGGGCTTGTGCCTGGCAAAGGTGGTGTAGCAGCTGTAGCAATGCCACTTGCAATATATGGTTCAGGAAGAGATGACGACAGCATCATGATACCAGAGCATAGTCACATGTTTGCAAACTTGCCACTCACACTCAAGCAAACCAACAAACAAGTGAGAGAGCAAGCAATTAGTACGCTGCAAAGCTACAGAGACAGCAATGGAGAAAACAATGGTGTGGGTGGTGAGCCAGCCTTCGCAAGCCCTGTTGCTAATACATCCAAACAATCAACTTAATTTACTAATCCATTTGGGCCGGTGATTCATAACCCAATCAATTAAAGCTTTTTCAAAGCCTATATCCTTACCAGCTTTTTCGCTTAAAAACCACTTGTTTTTTAGGATATGCTCTCTCTCTTCTGTGAAGCGCTTGTACAAATCTGAAGAGGTGACCCCACTCAAAGTGGCAGCTCGTGACATACAAATATTTATAAAAAACCAAAACATTTCTTTACACTAGTAACCCTCAAAAAGGTTCCCACCAACCCACCCCTAGTGTAGCTATGTACAACTGCTCCTTCGAATTTATTTATAGTTCTTCAGTAACCTTTTTCAAAAGATTCTCTAAGGTTGGTAAGTGCTCTTCAAAAATTTGTTTTTTTAAATTGTTTAAAATTTTGACAAGCGGTTCTTTACGCAAAAGCTTTACACATGGAAAGGAAGGCTCATATCCACATGGTTGAAATGTTTGCCATACAATGGCATATAAGATATCTTTTTCTACTTCTGAGCAATTGTCCAGAAACCAATTGGGTATCATAGTTCTATATCATTAAAATCTTTGTCAGAAATAGATGTATCACGAGCGCCAATTTTATAAGCACCAATCTCTGTCTCTTGTGGCGCTACCTGCACCTTGCTGCTATCAAGATAACTATCTAACCAGCCTGAAATAGGATTTTCTTTCTGGTTAAAGATCTTCTTGTAACCGAGAGAGCGCAACCTCGTATCACAGAGCCATTTAGAATAACCTCCTAGTACATCTGCATTAAGACCCAATAGGCTACCTTTACTAAACAGATACTGTGCCCATTCCATCTCACTCTTAGCAGCATTTTCATAAACTTCATAAATCTTATCTTCATTCTTTTTTACCACAGATGTAAACCCTTCCTTGTCTTCTTCTTTTAATATCTTTATAAGATTTTGTGTTGTTGCAAAATGCAACGCTTCATCTCTTTGAATAAATTTTATAATCTTAGCATTGCCCTCCATCTTGCCTCTGTATCCAAAATAAAATGAACAAGCAAAACTAACATAAAAAACAAGACCTTCCATGCAATTAACTGCTAGGATACAATTGAAAATGCTTTCCTTGGAATCCTTATCTTTACTGGAGCTAAGAATTTTATCAAAGTTTTCACGTATGAGTGAAGCTCGCTTTACTATTTCCTTGTCTTCCATGATACTATCAAAGAAAGCTGATGCATCTGGGTGAACATTGTTGAGAAGATAAGAATAGCTATAACTATGAATACCTTCAAATCTCTGCCATGTGTTCATGCATATCTCAAGTTCAGGATTTGAGACATGATCTTTTAAGGAATGAATGGACCTTGAAAGCATGCTGTCGCCAAGAGTTTGAAATTTCAGATTGGTATCAAATACAAACCGTTCTTCATTTGTTAGTTCTTTGTAATCACCACGGTCTTTTTGCAGACTTATTTCATGAGGCCACCAGAAGAACTCTTCTTGCTTTTTGAAGAGTTCAAAAAAGATAGGATACTTAAATTTATCGTAACGTTGCAAATTAAGATCTTCACCAAAAAACAACGGTTGTTTGGCAGAATCTATATTTTTTAAATTGAGAACACTCTTCATAGCAATTGATTATATACTTATAGTTTGCAGGCTCCACTAGTGCAATCTGATTCTTTATTCATGGACTGTTCCTTGTCACCATCATCAGTATTATTATAATACAGAGAAATAAGACCCATGCTATATGCATACATGAGTTCTTTCATAACTTTGCTATCAGGCAATACATTATTGGGATAATGTGCATAGTTGTAATAGATATTAGTAGAAATAGCCATGTCCAAGTACTTCTGAATAACAGCGTTTATATTAATGATGTCTGTGTTATTCTCAAAGGAGAAAGCAAGTTGATAGTTGGATTCATATTTACCTATGCCTGGCACTAAAACAGGGAGCTTCCCCATTTTAGAGGTTTTATACGTTATTAATGATCTGACTGGTTCAATACCATTGGTAGAGCATTGAATAACAGAACTAGATTCACAAGGCATAACACACGACAAAGTTGAATGTCTTAGTCCATGTTCTTTAATTTCTTTTCTTAATGCTTCCCAATCAAGAGAAAGCTTTCTCTTGACGACATCATCAACTTTTCTCTTGTAGGTATCCACAGGCAATATGCCTTTAGCATATTTAGTTTTATCAAACTTGTCACAACGGCCTCTTTCCTTAGAGAGAGTTAGGCTTGATTTGAGCAGATAATATTGAAAATGCTCCATCCATTCATCCACAAGAGCCAAAGCTGATTTATCAGAATACTTCTTTTCATTTCTAGCTAAAAATGCAGCAAAATTAGTAATACCTATTCCCAAGCTTCTGCGCTTTTTGGCAAAATTAGCTGCAGCTTTATTGAAATAAGTTTGAATGTCAATAATTTCTTCCAAAAACCTAACAACAAGATCACATGTCTTTTCCAGATCTTTCCAATCTTTTATTTCAAGCATGTTGATAGCAGACAAGATGCACATGCCTATCTCTGCTTCCGGGTCATTATAATCATTAAGGGGAATGGTGGGGTGAATTACTTCTGTGCACAAGTTACTCATGGTTACCTTATCAGACCATGCACCATGCTCATTTGCTGTATCCACATTGAGAATATAGATTCTGCCTGTCTCAACACGCTCTTTGACTATCAACCCAAATAATTTTCGTGCTGATATTTTTTTCTTTTGCTTTATTTTTCTGCTCTCTTCATGTTCTTTATAGATCTTATCGAACTTAGGTGTACCCCAAGCTTCCCACAATTCAGGCACTTCATGTGGAGAGAAGAGTGTGATTTGCTCGTCTTTTAATACTCTGTCATAGAATAGCTTAGACATACCCACCGTATAATCAAGTTTTCTCACTCTATTATCATCGGTCCCTGCGTTGTTCTTGAGAACCACAATATCCTCTATCTCATAATGCCACCACTGAATATTGGTAGTAGCTGAACCACCTCTCAATCCATTTTGTTGCCATGCTTTGACTGAAGCTTCGAAGATCTTTAAAAATGGAATAACACCTGTATGTACCACTTCACCGTTATTGACGGGAGCTCCAATTGCTCTTATTTTGGAAATGTCTATACCAATGCCACACCGACTGGCAGTAGCAATAGAGACAGCTGTACCAGATGCTGTAATTGATTCTTTATTATCCTCTACACCTATCAAACAGCAACTTGCATAGCTTTTAGAGTTGGTACGTACACCTGCCATAATAGGTGTTGGTAAATTTATTTTATGCCTTGATATTGCATTATAAAACCTGCGAACATATTCTAGTCTTGTTTCTTTGGGGTAATTTATAAAAGCATATGCAGCAATGAGAATATAAGCAAATTGAGGTGTTTCAAAAATTACATCTGTGACCCTATTTTTAACCAAGTACTTGTCGCACAGCTGCTTAATACCAGCATATGTAAAAAGAAAATCACGATCATGATCAATAAATTCACCAATCTTGTTTATTTCATCTTCTGTATATTTTTCTAAAATTGCTTTATCATAAATCTCTTTTCTCAACCCAGTAAAGATTACATCAATCAATCTGGGTGCATGCTTACCACCCCACACATCCTTGCGCAATTGATAATTGAGAAGACGACCTGCAACAAATTGATAATTTGGTTTTTCTAAAGAAATTAAGTTTGCAGCTGATTCAATTAACACCTGGTGTATCTCTTTTGTAGAAATATTATCTGCCATGTTCAAGTTAGCATTTATTTCTATCTCTGATAAACTAACTCCAGAAATGCCCTCTGTTGCCCAACTAATAACTTTATTAATTTTTTCTATATTAAATTTCTCTGACTTACCATCACGTTTTTTAACAGAAATCTGCGAACTCATAGCCATGAAATAATTTATTCTCCTGAAGGAAGAAAACAGGAACTATTTACCAAATTAATCACAAACTGATATTATAGTAGCTCTTTTGTAAATCAATGCAGTCTTTTTAATATTTCTGACGCAACAACAACCGCTATGGATGTAAATGATGCAAGAATTCCTGTAAAAATGGCTGTCTTGTGGCTCCATCTTTTATCAAGCACAGTTTTTTCTTTGCTAAACTCACTGTTTATCTGATCGCTCAAATTGCTAAATTTTTCTGTAACAACATCTGTAACGTTCTTAAATTTCAATCCCATTTCATTGTCCAATGCTTGAAACTTTGCTTCAACTTTTTCTTCCAATGATACAACTTGTTCATTTAATTTGGCTATTTGTGTTAAAATGGAAGGTGATCCATTTCCTTGATAAACTGCTTTATATAGTGCATCAACATTTTTGCGCAAAGTGGCAACAGTGTCGTTATTAGATGGTTTGCGCATTTTCATACTATTTCACATTAAAACTATAACGAAGTATACCTTTATTTATGTTATATACTTTGCCTTTTTTTTCACCTCTGCTATTAATAGTGACAAAACTCAATGCATCTCCTGTGACCACAGGCCCATTGAATATCTTCTCCCCTGCAAGGTGGATTGAATACTCCTTAATTCCAGAGCTGACATTAAAAACTTTGATTGTGTCTCTGTCTGCTACAGCGGAAAAACCTGAATTAGCTGCCATATTGTTATTTATATTTATGTGGTTTTAATAAATAATTTAAAGTATGGCCAATCAAATCACAAAAATAATCATAAGAAACGGTACAGATTCACAGAGAAGAACAGCAAATATAACAGGAGTTACATTTAATTTAGGTGAACCAGCTTTCTGTACAGATACTCAACGTCTATATGTAGGAAACGGTACAGTTGGTGGTGTACCAGTAAGCATAAAGAATCTAGGGCGTGTAGAAACGCTTTTTGGATCATATCTAAACACAGGATTCAGTCAAGAAGCATATGATATATTTGCAAGCCAAGGTGCTGAAGTGGGCGATATAATTTTTGATGCCAATACAAGAACAATTTATAGCTTAAGTGCCAGGAGTAATTTTGCTACAAGTAATGTACCTCTTGTAGCTGACTTATCAAAATTTGATATTTCTACACTGGTTAATTCAACTCAATTTTATTATGATTCAGATTTAAAGTTAAATCTTCAAGTACAGGGTGTAGGTGTTACAAACTTAAACAGCAACACAATAGATGGTATAACTATATCAAAAGCAGCACCATCAAATCCTATCAGTGTTGCATTAGGATCTGTAAGCAATGGTATTGGCGTTGAACACTTAAGACATATAAATCAAAACTCACTCTATATTAACTCAACAAATAATACTAACCCTCCAGTGCTTCAATATGTAGGCCCTGGTGAGATAGTAGGCAGAACTGCAACATCCAGTCTTACATCAATAACTATAAATCAAATACTATATACTGCTACATATACACCTGGTCCAGGACTTATTATAACACCCACCACAGCGAGTGTTATATTTGAACTCGACCCAGCTTATATCGCTTGTAGTAACCAATTCTATATTAATAGAAACACAACCGTTACAGGTAATCTAAGCTGTACTAATAGCACTGCAACAAACAATGCTGCAGTAAGTGGTAATCTCACAGTAGGCGGGAATGCTTATATACAGGGTATATTAAATGTAACTGGTACTACTCAATTAAGTGGAAACCTGGATGTAACAGGTCTTATAACATCACCGACTTTTGGCGCGCTTAAAAACATGGCAACATTTGCTTCTCCAAGAATAAACGCTGGTACTATTCCTCTCTTTAGAGCGACATATAACATTCAAATCATTACCGCTGTAACTGCAAACGCTACAGGCGGTACACCTACCTTTACACCCGCAATAACATTAAATAGTGTCATACCTGCAGGCACATTAGTCAGTCTTATTGCTAGCACAAGCCTTACAAATGTAGACATTTCCTTTGGATATAAATATATATAAGCATAAATTAATATATGTTAGGCGGACTAATAGGTGATGGTGAATTTCAGATAACATTCGGCACTCCTGGTGTGTTTTTAACAGCACAAAATCTAGCTACCATAATGGATGCAAATTACCCTGGTGTTCGATCCTCAGGACCAGTGCGCGTGGTGTTCACCATGCGAGGCAATCTTGGATGCAATACTCAAAATAGTGGTGTGGCATTGTATACAGGATCATGGATAGCAGGATCTGAAATAGTTTTAAATGTACCTGCAAATACAGGACTTGCAGGTTCACCTGAAGGATTGATTCTAGGTAATGGTGGATCAGCCGCAAGAGGCGCAGAGCCAGGTTCTGCAATTTCATTAGGATATAATTTAACTATAGTCAATAACGGTATTATTGGCGCAGGTGGTGGCTGTGGCGCAGATCGTGGAGGTCCTGATGGAAACGGTGGTGGTGGAGCTGGTTCCCCTGGAGGGTTTTCTGTAGAGGGCAGTGGACCTGGAGGCCAGTTTACAGGTGGCGGCGGATCAGGTGGATCTGGTTGGGGAGCAGGGCTAGGTATGATAGGTGGATGTGCATCGTACTGTCCTAGTCAAGGTGTAGGTGTTTTACCATTGATAAAAAATGGCTGGTCACTAACATTTGATCCTGCTAGCACACACCCGTGGTTTGCTGGCAATAGAGGCGTGCGCGCAAATACATGCGACCCTATCAATAACCCTGCGCACAGAACTGCACCTTATTAATTTAAGTTGAGAGAGGTTGTAGGCTTGTTGTTTATAATTCCCCTGAGATAGGTATTAAAAGCCAGCGATATTCTTGTATTAGATGAAACATTAATTCCAACCCCATGCAAAAGATAAGATGGAAAAAGAACTAAATCATATTCATTTGGAATTACTTTCCACAAATTGGAATTAAATGCAGTGTGTTCTTGTTTTCTATATTCAAGTGGAGTATATTTTGGATCTGCAAACGTAAGATGTCCAGCATTTATATCAGTTTTATAATAAAAAGTACCACTTAAAAAAGAATTAGGATGTGTGTGAACTTGATGGTAATCACCAGGACTACTTTTGTTAATCCAAGATTGTGTGATATAAATTTCAATATCTTTCTCTGCTCTTAATAATTCGTAGAAATAAATATCAACATGTTTTTTAATAGCTTTATAAATAGTTGTATCTTGATTTGCATTTAAAACATTTTGATCATTTGTGAATTTATTTCCTATATTCTCAAGCATTAACTCTTGCTTGTTCAAATTAGCATTATCAAAGACTGTAGCAACTTCTTGAATATCCAAGTCATTCTTAATATTGGTATGATACAGTGGGCTGCTAAATAATGGTGTTATAATAGTGCTCATTTTTTAATTGTATAGACACAATATTGAAAAACAACAAATATAATTGATTAATGTTCTATTATTTTATAAGTAAACACGTATGATATACTGGAAATTACCAAACAACAAATCATATGTGAGAATCGGAAGGAACGGACTGACTACAGCCATGGGTGAAGCAATTCTTAAATCTTTTTATTCTGAGCTTTATTCACAAATGATGACACCAGTTGAGAGCAGAGAAGGTTTTATACAGGCATTAAAGAACACAAATGGTGATCTTAAAAAAATACAAGTACCTAATGAACTAATTCCTGTACCTGCACCTGGTGTCGTTTATTATTATAGTAAGCTAAAGAACGAACACTACGTTTTTGTAGAAAACAAACCACCACACATCTTTGTACCCACAGCATCAGAAGCCACACGCGGCATCCCACATGCTCTTATACGACATCCAGTGGATAGATTTAGAAGCTTTATAAGCCGTGAGGTACCTGAACTGCATATAAAAAATCATGAGTTTGATGTATATGCATGCACTGAAGATGCTGTGAATAAATTAAAAAACACAGATGCAAATGAAACATTTTTGTATAAAAATAAAACACTTATCTCACAGGTAGATCTTTTGGATAATATATTTTCTGGTATTCAATTTTACAGGTATCCAGACCATGTTAATGAACTAGTAAGTGATCTACAACTTCCCATTGCACCGGTAAAAGCACCTTCTACTATAGTCAGACCTATTACATTTACACCTGCTCAAGAAGCCACAATTATAAACCATTATGAAAAAGATTTAAAATTATATGGTTCTATTACAACACCAGGAATTACATTATCGCCACAAGGCATAGTAGTAAGAGTATAATAATGTCTTATAATTTTAATGAAAAAAAATATGCACATGCTTTAGGGCTTGTATCTCCGGAAATTTGTGAGACTGCAGCAACATATGCTTTAATGAAACAAGTGTTAGAATATTCTCCAGAAACTGTCTCTTACCGTGAAGGTACACATGCAGTTTATGCAGATACATTAATGGAATCAATTTTATTATCATTAAAGCCAAAAGTGGAAAACATAACACAACTAGATCTTTACCCAACATATTCTTATTATCGTGTCTATAAGCCAGGAGACACACTACCAATACATAAAGACCGAACTGCATGTGAGATAAGTGTCACTGCCTGTATGGGGTACAAATATGTTACCAATGTGCAAGGATATAGCTGGGACATGCATATAAAAGACAATGATGGTGCAACTATTACTGCCAAGTGTTCAGTTGGTGATGCTATTGTATACAAAGGATGTGAAGTACAGCATTGGAGAGATGCTTTTGATGTGAATGAAGGGTCTTATCAAATTCAGGCATTCTTTCATTATGTAGATAAGAACGGAAGTAGTGCAGACTATAAATATGACTGTAGACCCGGTCTTGGTTACCCTATTTCATCAAGAAAGTATTGATTGTAATAAATATACATATGACATTCAAAGAATACTTTAAGGAAGCCTTTGTGTCGCCGTTTGTTAGTAGAAATATGCCGCAAGCTTCTAGTAACATGGGCCCTGATCAGGGAATGACATCAGGAGATTTAATGAATACATTTCCTAGCTCTTTGAAGAGCATTAGCGTAAATCTACCAACAAAGAAAAAGAAAATTAAGAAGAAAAGAAAAGCTTAGCTAGCTCATTTGCTCTATTTTTCACTTGCGCAGCCCACTTACTGTTTAAAATTTCTTCCCCTGCTTTTTTATAATTGCCTGCATCAATGTGTTGTTTAGTATTAGTAAATTTACTCAGTCGCGTATAACCAAGATTAAAAGACATATCAAGCACAGCTAGTTTAACATTTCTAGGAAGTCCATCAAACTGTGGAAGAAACTTTTTTGCATCATTATAAGCTGTCTTAATGTTTATTTGAAATAATGTTTTAGCTTGCTCATCTGTTATATCCTGCTGTCCATTGAGGACTTTATTATAATCAGCACCAATGCTTTTGAGTATAGCAGGTGCATCAGGTCTAGTTAAATTGAAACCTATGCCAATAGTTTTTTTGCCTACAGAATCGAGATACACATGGTTCTTATGTCCTTCATGCTTTTTAATTAAAGACAATACATCATCAAAAGTAATGCGCGTATCAGCTACATTCTGCACAATAGCTGATGAAGGTGGTGGCGGTACATCAGCAACAGCTTCTAATAGCTTGCGTATTCTCTTATAAAATTGCACCTAATTATTTAATTAAGTACAGCAACTTTAACTATCTTAGGATGCGAATCAGCAAAATCCAAGGCATCTCTTTTGTTGACAAAGAACACATCAATCACAGGTAGCTTGCCACCAGAAGCAACTTTGTCCTTTACAGCAGTTCCTGTATCAACAGCTTTTACAAGACCAACATTAGGTATGATAACCTCTTTATTATAGGGGATAATTCTAGGGTCTACAGCAATAGATTCACCTTCTTTAAGGGTATAACCTGTGGAACTTCTCATCTTGCGACTATCAGAATCAGTACCACTACCTCTGGCCCAATACACAGTCAATCTCACTGTGAGCACCTTGACTTCCTGACTTACTACAGGTATGGAAGCGCCCTTGAATTTAATACCTTCCTTACTCACTACAATGGATTTAGCCATTTTTGTTTCTTCATTATGAGCAGCTTGCTTCAATTCTCTCTTTAGTTCCTTCACATTAGTTGGTCCACTGGCCATAGATGTGAAACTAAAAGGCAGAGTTGTTAGCATTAGTCCTATTAGTGTGGCGAGGAGTATGTGTGTTTTATTGTTTGTTTTCATAAAATAAAAAATAACTGCTTAAGCAGTAGGCACTAAAAAGGCCGAATAACTATATGTTGTTGTATCATTATTTAATCTAATGATACAGGAAACCTAGAGTGATTCAAGCTTAAAAAGCTGCCGATTCATGGTTCCCAGGGAAAAACCACCCAAATATTATTATCAATATTCTCCCCAACAACATCTGGTGCAAACTTTGTCTTTTCTTTCATATACACAGAAACAGTTATAAGTTCTTTATGACTGTAAAGTTTCTTTACTATTTCGAAGCTTTCACCTGTATCAGAGATATCATCAATTAATAAAATTTTGTTATTGTTTGCTAGATAAGGTATTTGATATATTTCAGCACTTTCTTTCTCCTGGTCTTTGTATGTTTTAAGCCCAAATGAATATACTTTACGTATGCCTAAAAGATTGCTAATAATTACAGCAGGCACAAGACCGCCTCTGCTAATACCAACTATCTCATAGTCCATTATATCAGTATATTTTTCTTTAAGTTCTTTTACTATTTTTTCACAACGTGAGTAAATACTGTACCAAGTGTAAAGCGTCTTCATGCTTTATTATCTGCTGTACAAATTAAAAATCAACTATGAGTTAAAGTTGTATCTCTTTAGCATTCCAGGCATTTTACCAGCGCGTCTCAGCTTCTCTATATCTCTTTCTATTTCTATAAGAGCACGAACCGCATGCATTAAAAAGCCATGCTTTTCTTTCAGTCTCTTATAGACAAAATTAGGCTCATTGCCTGTTATTCTTTTTGCTAAATCTTCAAATTTTTTCGTTACATTATCTTTTAAGCTTCCGAGAGTAACAACACCAAAACCAGACACATTAACTTTTGATTTATCTAAATCAACTTTGTTTATTTCCTCTATCCAGCCTGCCCGGGTTCTTTCAGGCTGCGCAGGTGCAGTTTCTTCAGCTTCATTGTCTCTATAATCGATGGGTGCTATGGCATTGTCAGGTATGTTCTGTGTTTGAACTTCAGTATGATTAGCATTAACATTAGGTTTAAGCTTGTTAAGATATACCTGTTCTATTAAAAAGACATCTCTGTTCACTTAAGTATTTATATGGAGAAGTCCAAATTGGACAAATTAAAATCCATGACCCGTAAAGAGGTTTGTGATTTTGTAGTAGAAAATTGGGACTTATTTAAATCCTGTGATGGTTGTGAATCAATACTATCACAAAGAACAAGCATATGCCCAGTGTGTTCGTGTTACAGATTTAATGAACAAGAAAAACTAATTAAAAAACTTGCTAAAAAATTTAAAAACAAACCCAGAACAAGCTTACTTGATTCCGATTTTCTGTAAGTCGAGTCTATCGTTTAGATGCTGTGATAAAAAGATTACCTTTTTCATAATCTCTTCTTTCTTAACTCCTTTGTTTTTTTTTGCTTCTAGATAGAGATCCAAGACTAAATCTGCGGTAATTTTTTTCCGCTCACTCATAATAATATTTAATATTTTCTTTTACAATAGTTGATTTTAATTATATGTCTTATAATTAGTCATATGGAAAATAACTTCATTACACAAATTGTTGAATTAGCAAACACATTGACAGCAGACTATGAAAAGTTTTTTGTCAAACAACAGAACGCAGCTTCTTCTCGCCTTCGCAAGGGGTTAAAAGCAATTGCTGATGTCTGCAAGGCTGAGCGCAAAAATATTACAGAAGTAAGAAACAGCCGCAAAGCTAAGTCTGCTTAGAGTTTGAAGTATACCTTAAAGAGGTAACTTGCAACTAAATGGGTCAACAGCCCAGCAAAAG